CTATTTTCTTAGTTTTGGATAGAACACATCAATTGTATCATATCCGTCATCTGTTTCTTTTATAACGTTTACTTTCTTCGGGAAATCACCTTTTAAAACTTCTGTTTGATTTTCAACGAATGATTTTAATTCTTCTAAATCTTCTTTATCGATATAGCCACATTTGAAAGAATCTATCATATCTTCGCTATCTCCTACGATTTTATAACTTTCAATTTCTACTAAATATTCACCTGATTCTTTTATAAAGCTTAACCCTCTTATTATTCTTTCTTCTAATCTTGACATTTTTAAAACCTCCATTTTTTTATTTTTAATTAAAATTTCTAGTTCTTCAAGTTCTTCAAGTGTGGCCATTTCGTTTATAAAAACTCTAGCACGACTTTTATATGTACTATGCTTAGTTTTTTCTTTTCCTTCTTCTGTTGCTCTGTACCTTTTGTTAGCTTCATTCTGTTGCTCCTGGGTTTTATAACCCTTTCTTTTTTTTTCTTCCATTTTATCCTCCTTATATTTGGAGGGGCTTTTATCACCCCTCTATTATAATATAATTATCGTATAAACAACTAAATTCATTATTGTTATAAACTCTAAACATTTTATTATTTTGATTATACATTCTGATTAAGTGCTCTCTATATTCTCCAGTTACTTCAAATGGCGTTTTTACTTGCGAGCAGTACCCACTATCTAAGTGAGTACATACTATTTTAATTTCATTATTATTTAACGCATTTAATATTATTTTTCTTGTTACCTTTTTCATCTTAACCACTCCTTTTATATTCTATTAAATTTCTTTTCTGCTTCTGGTCTCCAAGTTCCAGCCATACATTCATCATAATGTTTAGCTATTTCTATTTGTCTTTTTATAGCTTCAACATCTTCTTTAGAATGGAACATTTCAAGTAAAATTTGATATCCTTCTAATTCAATTGCTTTCGAATTGTATACAAGTTCATCACTTACATATATTTTTCCAGCTTCATCTCTAAAAAATTTAACTCCTAAAAAATTGTGGTTCATTAATTCTTTTAACATTTTCATCACTCCTTGATTTTTTATTTAAGAAGTGATATAATCTAAGTAGTTGAAGCTAAGATTAAATCACTCTTAGTTTACCCCTCTGGGAGAGGGGGATAAATTACTTATCTTTTTTAGTAATTGTAATCGAGAACTGCCAAGAACCAATTACAATTATAAATTTGATTTTCATTTTATCACCTCCTTCCTTCGAGGTACTTCTATAATATCATACTTGTACAAGTATGTCAACACTTTTTTTAATTTTTTTTATTTTTTTCTAATTATCGATAAAATCATAATTTCAAGCAATAAAAAAAGATGGGGTAGCATAAAAACTACCCCATTATTTAATTTCTTCATCGAAATCTTTCTCTTTTAATTTTTCTGGTTTTATATCTTTTGGATCCGTATCTTTAGTATTACATTTATCTCCCTTGCATTGCTCTAATGCAATTTTTAATTTTTCAGGAATAGGCAATCCTAACTTGCTTGCATTCTCTATAACAGATAGAAACTCTGTTGCTACATAGAAGACGATAACTAAATTTCTTATTCCTACATTAGGCACAAGTTGCTCTATTACTGTAGAGCAAGAGACTATTATTAATATAAAAACTTTCTTACTTATCCCCTTATAAGCTCTAGTGCTATTTACAGTTTTAGTTATGTATCCAGCCCAAATTCCAGTTACATAATCCACCAGCATAAGAAATACTAAGACTCTTACGGATAAGTCAAAACCTCCTAAAGCCCAAACAAGAATAGATATCCAACCAGTCCAAACCATAGCAATTCCATTTTTAGCACTTATAAAAAAATCTTCCATTTTACTCACCTCTTCTAAAGTGGCTAGCCCCAAAAAGTCTAACCATTCTGTACATTAAATTTCTTTTGATTACACCTACTCCCCATTCTGCCATAATCTCTAAGAAAACTTGATCTGCCTCTTCTCTAGTTACATCTAATGTACACTTGCTAGAGTATAGCCAATCATGGACTACTGCCGCCCTACCATGTTTTCCAGAACTATTAATTATGTTTCTAAAAACTCTTGGAACTGAGGCATAATCTGTTTTGAAACCTTTTGGGACTGTCACAAGTCCTTTAGATGTTCTGTAAGTATAATCTTCTAAAACTTCCCAATATTTATCGTCAATAGGTGTTGTATTTAATCTAGTCATTTCCATGTTTTCCCTCCTTGCTTTCATAGAAATTAATTCTTTGTCTTAAAGTACTAAGGTATGCACTCATGTACCTCATTTGGTCTCTTAAATGCATTTGCTCTATCGGAGTTAACTTGTTAAAAGTATCTGTAGTAAAGAATCTATCTAGCTTAATTATTTTCTCTTGTAAGTCATCTTTTTCTTTTATTATTCTGTCTAAAAAACTTTCCATTTCTATAACTCCTTTACTTATAAGCAACTCTGTCTGCACCTTTGATTTGCCAATGCGGACCATCTTTAAAAGTTTTCCAACAATTTCCGCCCCACTCAATACCATACTTTTCTAACAGTCCTGCCTTTTTAGCGATATTATAGATATCTTGGTAGTAGTGAAAATCTTTCCAATTTCCTTTATACTCTCCATTCACAATTACACCAATATCCGCTGCATAACCTAGCCCATCAAATTTAATCTGATGATTGGACTTTAATTTATATCCATCTACTTTAGTTACTTTAGATCCTGGGGCAGTTCTGCCTTTTTGATATTCTAAATTTTGCTCTGCTGCTGTTCTAACCCCTGCCGTAATCTTAAAATCCCAGGGACTTATCTTTATAAGTTCTGTCATAAAATTTACCAGGTTTGGATGCACCCCTTTCAACATTTTTAAACTTGTTTCTGATAATGTATACATTTAAAAATCACCTCCTAAAAATGACCTTGTGAAAGCCTGTTTAAGCCAATTAAAAAAAGGTAGCCATATAAAACTACCTTTAATTTATTTAATCCCATTTAATAGCTTCTAGTTCCTTAACAGTTCTAACTTCTCTTATTTTCTTAGTTATAGCGGTATATTTGTTTTGAGCAGAAATGACTCTTAATATCCATGAGAAGTAAATTAGATTTAATTCTCCAAGTGAAATAGTTGCAATAGAGTTATCTTTCAATCTCCACTGAGTTGGCAGAGATTTTAAAAGTTGCTTTAATTTTCCAGCTCTCATAGCCAATTTGATTTTTTCTTCTAGCTCTGCATCTACAGGAATACCTAAAGTACTTAATGCATCTTTAATTACTTCATAATCTTCGATTTCTCCTGCCATATCCAATGCCATCTTGACTCTCATAAAATTAACTTCATCATATTCTTGCATTTGGAATACTTTTCCATTATGCTCATATGAGCCAAACATCTTATCTAGCAGTATTTCTCTAAACTTATGCCTGAAAGTTCTTTTAACATCTTCCATATCTATATCCCAAGTATGTGTAGATGTGTTCCATGTATGATAAGAGCTTGGTTGTGGTACAACCTTTAATTTCTTATCTTCTACATACTCTCCAGGAGCAAGTTGAACCTCTATATCTTCTTCTATAAGTTCGTCTCTAGTCATTTCTCTTATAGTGTTTGTAATTTCGTCATAAGTTGGATACTTAAAAGGCTCGTTTCTCTCAATTGTGACATGCTCAGACGGAATAAGCTCTGGATAATCCAGGAATAAATTTCCATCCATGAACTGCATAACTTCGTCGGCTGTTAAATTAACAGTGAATGCGAGTCTCGATTTTCTCTCTTTTGAGTAAATATAAAACATAATATCTCTCCTTTCATTTTGTATAGATTTTTAAATTTATTTAGATTTTCCAATAATAATGGAAAACTCATAAAATGCTAATCATTAGCGACAGAAATAACTTGACCTGATAGCTGTAGATTTCCAGAAAATCCTTGTCTAAGAGCTGGATAAAATTTCAATTTTTTAGTTGAAGGTTCAAAATGGATTTCTGCAACTTCACCAGTAGCGCCCCCTGTACCATTTGCACAAGAAGCTTTAACATCTTCAGTATTTTTTAAAAACCAATCAGGCAAAATATAATCTGTTTCATAATCATTTTTAACGAAAATATTCATAAAACAGATTATTCTAATTTTACCTACTGCTATTAATTTAAATGATTGGTTTAGAATGCCATTGGTACTATTAATTGTTATAGTTTCACTTCTAAAATTTGATAGATTTTCCAATCTCTTACGATTTTCCCAGATAGACAACTCTTCAAAGTTCCCATCTGGAACACTTACTCTTCTGTTTTGAGCTTCTTTACAAATATAGAATTTTTTGTTTCCAGGGAAATAATAAACATTACCTTTTACTGCCTCTGTTAATGGAAATTTCCCGTCTTCTTTTCCTAATGCAGAAACTACTCTATCATCAATTTCTTGAGCTGTTCCTGTGTATCCTCCTTTTTGTGTATAGTTAGTTTCTAAGAATTCTTTTGTTATATACAGTTCTTTTCCAGGCCCTTCCACTACAATAGATTGAGCATTAGATGCAATTAAGTTAAGTTTCAATTCTATCTTAAATGGTCCGTCGGTTTCAGGCGGTATCCAAGAAGTTTCATCTCCGTCATTCATGTAGTAGTACATTATCTCTTGCCCATTATCGTTAACAAACACACCTATTTCTCTTGGATAATACCCTGTTCTAAGACTCACATTATCAATGTTAGTAGTCAAAATAACTGTGTCATGTTCCTGGTTTAGGGTTAATATTCCTTTCTCAACTTTTTGATTAATCAAATGTTCTAGCTCTGCAGGGTTGTCGTAGTTGTCTAGTCTACCATCGCCTATTTTAATCTTAACGAAGTTAATAGGCTTATTCTCTGCTTGGATTTTAGCCAAATATTCTCTACCTTTTTTAGTTATTCCATTGAATTTCATTTGCTAATACCTCCTATTATTTGCTTGTATCCTTTTATATAAATAGCATTATTTACAGTAAAGTCTTTCTTTTTGTTTTCTTTAGTCGCTAATAACGTTACCTCTTTAAAGCCAGATATGTAGTACTTAGATGTGTTTATCTGCTTCAGCTCTATATAGTCTAAGTGGCTTCTAACGTTCTTATTAGCTTCTATGTTTTCCATTAATTCTCTGTACTCTTTAGGATCTACTATTTTCTTATCCGTATAGATTCTAAAAGTACCAGGTCTACCATTGTAAGCAGTCCATTCTTTTACATCAAAACCTTTGTATAGTAGTCCGCACACATCTTTTAATACCTTAGTTGTACCCATATTAATTTTAGAAAATATAGCCCTTTTAACTATTTTTTTCTTTTCTTCAAGAGTTGCATTTTTAGTATATATAGAGTATTCCCATAGCAACATATTAATTTCTTGCTCATTCATTAAATCTATCATTTCAAGCTTTTTTAATTCACTATTTATGATAGAGTTTCTGCTTCTCAAGACATAGTCTATAGATTCATATATCCATTTTGTTGTAGCATCATCAAGAGTAGATACAGCAGCAATGTCTGTTAATTTCAAGTCATCAATTAATATCATATGTCTTCAACTCCTAGATAATTGATTACTACACTAGCATTACACTTAGCAAATTGATGTGGTTCTAGCTTTTTGTAATTTGGAGATGTTATAACAGTTCTTTTTACTCCAGCGAGTTTTAATCTTTTGATTAGCTCATCTGGAATAATGTCTCTTCCTAACTTATTTTTTTGCCATTCTATGTATTCATTTACTGCTGTTTGTACCTTAGATTTTATAGAGTTGATATTGATTTCATCAGCTTTATTTATGTAATAATCAAATTCAACTTTGTAATCTACAACTTCAGGGCTTTTTATAGTAACCTTATCTGTTAAAGGTCTTATTTCATCAGAATTCACAACCTTTAAAACTTGATTTCTCAATTCTTCAGAAGGAACCCCATCTTTTGTAAGTACATAGATATCAACTTCGCAAGGGTTTGGACTCTTAACAGTAACATCAACTATCTCTGGAGATGTCGATAAAGTCCAAAATACATAAGCCCCAACTGACCCTGCAACAGAAAACGAGTCAGGTACAAGTCTTAATCTCTCTCTATAGACCTCGTCTTCTTCCAAGTCTGTACCACCATTTGAAATAGTTATATTTTCTACTTTAGAAAAGTAAGGATATAAGTCAACCATTGTATTGATGTGTCCAACAGGAATATTATTTCCTATTGTTCCTGGTGTTTTACAGGTTGCAATTCCGTCCACAAACAAAGTATTTTCTGCAATAGAATACTCTTCATTTGTCTCAAAATAAAGGTCATTATACCTGATTAAGCTTCCTTTTGGGATAACTATTTTCTTTTGTTTAGCAGATATGATATGGAATCTAAAAGTAGCTTTAGCATATTGCTCTTCTAGTCTTAATCCTCTATCTCCATACCTATCTCCCAGTAAATCTAATCTGTAGTCTCTAGCATATTTTAAGTAATTCTGCTTTAGATTATCATTATAGTTTTCTTCTCTCATAGCTATTAGGTATGCAACACTGGCAAAGATAAGCCCTTCTGGAGAGTGTTTAGAGATTTTTCTTCCACTTAACTCTTCGAACTTTTCCTGCATTTGCTGTCTCAGTTCTTCAGCATTTGCATCTAATATTTCATAAGTATCGTCTATCATACAATCACCTCTATTTCTAGCATTATTTCTAAGTCGTTATTTTCTAACTTTAAATCTAAATTTTTAAGTAGTGCCCTTGGTTCATATTTCTTTAAATTAGTCATTAGTAAGCCTATAAGCTTATTTTTAATAACGGGAATATTTTTATCAACCATATCACTATCCAAAGAAAAATCTCTCATTAACGGCTGCTCTTCTTTTGTAACTCTTAGAATTATATGTACATTTCTTACTACATCTTCTATCTCATTTTGAGGGTTATAGTTTATTTCATCTTTAGAATTTATAGAAAATATCATAATTTAAACACCTTCTTTTGCAGATTTTTTACAGTGTCCTCATACTCAACTCCAAGAATAGTCTTAGCAGTTTGTCTGTACTCTATCTTTTTTTGATACTGTAAAGGGTCGTCTACATACTCCAGTAAAGTTATATCTAAGTTAATATAGTCAAACTCTCCTGTTGCAGCATTGAAATGCGATAGTGTTTCGTCTATTCCAGTTATTAGAAATGGAAACTCTCCAATGACGTGATATCCTAGTATTAATGGAGCATACCTTCCCAACTCCATAAAGTCTTTTAACATCTGCAGATGTAAACTAGGAGCTTTAGTAAGTCCAGCTATCAATTCTATTGATAAACTAACTTCCATAAGTTCTCTACCTTGCTGTCTTACTTTCCCAATACCATAAATTGGCTCATGTTGAGTTATTTTAGCTTTTCTACTTCTTGATAATTCTTTCTTTAAAGAAAATACATTCAAGTCGCTAGCATAAAAAATTATGTCCCCTAAACTTCCTATCATGATGGACCTCCTGTCTTGCTATTTCCAGGCTGTATTCCTGAGTGAGTATGCTCATTAAGATTAATATTTCCTAATTTGGCAGTACCTTTAGTATCTGTATTAGATTTAAAAGTAGTATCTCCATCTACAGTTAAAGTCTTTTTTATTTCCACATCTGCTGTAATAACCACTTTTGTGATAGGCGATAATGTCAAAACTCCATCTTTGTAAGAATAGAATCCACCATCTGAGAATGTCCTTTTTACTTCTCCTTCTGAAATATCAGATGCTCTCATAGGACAACCTAAGATGTAACCTTGCTCCATCATATCTGGTAATGATAAGACTATAACTGTTTGACCCTTCTCAAGATGATAGTTATCCGAATGTGATTCTGAGAATGGAACCAGGATATTTAACCAATCTGAGATTTTATTATCCCTGTCTGGAAATATAACTCTTGCTTTACCATTAGCTATATCTATGTCATTTACTTCTCCTTGCTTCAAGATATCTAGCATTCTTACTCACCACCTTTTTTGTTTCTCTTTCTTTTTTTCTTGTATTTGCAGTTTTAGCCTTTTCTTTCTCTGCCTTATCTCTTTTAGCTTTATCAATTGCTTTTGCTCTCTCTTCTGCATTTTGTCTAGCACCAACTTTAAAAGCTTCTATATCACAAGTGTAGTCTCCATCGATGTTGTGAGTAACTTTATCAATTACATATCTTCCAGCAAATCTACCAAAACTGCCATCTAGTTCTATAATGCAACCAGCACAGTATTTAACATCTCCATCAACTGTTAAGTTTATAGAGTACTCTTGCTTTAAACTATCCTTTAAAGTTTTCTCGGCCACTTTCTTAGCTTGCGATTTCCCTTTAGTTTTAATCTTTTTTGTCTTAGCTTTTTTAACTCTTTTTTTAGTTTTTGTTTTATCTGCTTTCTCTTTAAAAGCTATATATCCTCCATCATCAAGCATGTTTTACCTCATTTCTCTTCTCAAGTTCTTCTTTTGTAATTGTCTCAACAATGTGTTTCTTCTTATCTGCATCATAATAACTAACCTCGACTTTGTCATAAACTCCTTGATTTTTCTTCTTTAGTGTAAAGCTTCTAATACGAAAATCTTTAATATTAAAGATATCAATATTATCGTTATCAATTAATGCATCATCATTAAAGATTATTAGCTTATCATCAGTAACTTTCAAACTTAGAGCTGTTTCAGATAGAATTCTTTTTAAAAATCCTAAATCTGTTTCTCTATCTTGGTCTAGTCTATCAAAGAAGGCATTATCACAATGTAACTCATAATCTAGTTCATGCTTAGTTGCTATTTTAGATAGAAGTTCTGATAGAGTTATTTTTTCCCATGCAACACTGTTAACCTGCTCTCTAATAGTTTGGTCTAATGGCAATGCCAGGCATTTGAGAGAAAGTCTTTGATTATTAAAAGTAGGCTCATCTACATAGAAAATTCCAAGGTCTAAGAATCTAGATTTACCATTTTCATTTTGTTGGATTCCAACTAATAGCCTTGAATTTTCATCAGGATACCATTCATTCAACCATCTGTAATCTAGATTTTCTATATCTAACTCTAAGTCATCTACAGCATTTTTTGAGTTATCTGTGTAAGTCATAGACGAGATACTTGGCTGTATTTCTTCTGTGATGTCTACTCCTTCAAAAAAGACTATTATTTTTATATTTCTAGCTATCCCATTTCAATCGACCCTCCTTTTTTGCAATAAAAAAAGAGCAGCTTTTATACTGCTCTTTGTAGATTTAATCACTAAATAAAATATCTATATCATAATTTTCTTTAATCCACTCTATGAAATCATCTCTATCTGTTCTTGCTGCCCCTTTTTCTTTTTTGTATGTATCTATTAAATCCTCCACCATTTCTATATTAGCATTATTTTGGCTCTTACCTAACTTTCTTAGGACATAAGCAGGTTCATAAGGTTCTGATTTATTAACATATGTATTTTCTACTGTTGCCATTTTAAATCTCCTTTCTTATTTTATAGCTCCTAAATAAAATTCAGATGATCCTCTTCCAGGTTTATATATTACATCTCCTGTTATTTCTGCTGGGATTTTATATACTATATTAGTTGTCTTAGCTGTTAAAGGATTTAATTGATCTAAAAATAATCCCCATCCATCTTCTAAAATAGTTTCAGTGTGATCATATTCATATTCTGTTCCATTATAATTTATAAATACTGACCCATCTACAACCATTCTACTTTCCTTGTCGGCATTTTTGAAAGTAACATTGATTATTAAATACTTTGTATCTTTTTCAGCTTTTAACTCTTCAAAGTCACTAATTTTTTTACTATTTACAACTTCAACAGAATTAACAGTTACTTCAAAATAGTCATCCTTAACAGTTTGCCCAACACTTGCATAATTATTTGATACATCTGTATTTTCGGTTTTAGCAGATTCAGAATTAGATTTAGATCCACTATCTCCTCCAGCAAAAGTACCTATCAAAAATATAGCAATAATTACCCCAACTACTCCATACAAAACTTTTTTCATATAATGCCCTCCTAATAAAATTATAATACCTATTGTACTATAAATCTTTTATAAAATCAATATTACTACACTTTATCTTTTCCATGGTGGTAGTTTAGATGTTTCTACAGCACTTGCGATAGGTGTAATTTCAGGCACTATGATAGGAATATTAGAATCAAAAACAGCGATTGATAAAAGATTAAGATTAGCTCTCATAAGTTGGTGAAAATACTGTTCTGAACCATATAATTTATAACTTATCAAGTCCCAAGTATCCCCACTCTCTGTTTTATAAACTTTTACTTTTTTCATACTATCGCCGTCCTTCTTTTCTTACTATGTATTTCTTCAAGTACTCTTTTAACTTCTCTAGCAATGTCTGTAGCATTTCCAGAACCGCCATTAATGTTGATAGTTATTGTATCTCCACCCACAACTGTTCTTGAGTCATTTGAAATACTTCTAATTCTATCTTTTAATGATGATACTCTTGAAGACAAAGAGCTTCTAGTTTGTGAATTGTTAAGAATTCTAGCTCCACGAGGTAAATTAGCCATAGTTGGGGAATTTACTAAGTAAGAGCTGTTATTCATTTCTACAAGTTCAGCACCTCTCTCAGCAAGAGTTGTAAGTCCACCACCAAAGTAGTTAGTACCTGAGTAGTTTTGGGCTACTTCTCCATCTCCTTTAAACCAGTTAAAAGGATTTAATTTAGAACCAAAGTTTTTAAGGCTTTCCCATTTTTTATTTATCCAATCAAAGAATCCACTGAAAGCTTCTCTAATCTTATCTATGATAGCAGTAGCACTATTCTTTAGTCCATTCCATGCATTAGATCCTATTTCAAGTAAAGCATTGAATTTATCTTTTATCCATTGCCATGTATTAGTGAAAGCATTTTTTATAGCCTTCCATACAGCATTTACTCCATTTCTGAACCATTCACATTTTTGATATAATACTACAAAAATACCTATAAATGGTATAAATAGAGCCTTATACTCTTTAATCTTAGCCCATACTTTAGCTCCTAACTCCATTAATGCGTGAAATTTATTTTTTATCCAAGTCCAAGTAGCTTTAAACCCTTCTTTTATAGCTTTCCAAGCTTTATCTACTCCTTTTCTAAACCATTCACACTTCTTATAAAGTAGGACAAAAATAGCAATAACCGCTACAATAGCTGCAATTATAAGCCCGACTGGATTAGCTACAAAAGCAGCTTTTAATGCTAAACCAACCATTTTTATAATGCCTATGAATTTACCACCTATAAAAGTCCCTATTTTTACGAATGTTCCAAAAAGTTTACTAGCTAGTGGAAACATTTTCTTTAAAGCAAAGAATACTCCACCTTTACTCTTAAAAGCTCCAAACTTATATAACCAACCTACACCTTTTGCAAATGGCCCTAATAACAGTTTGTTAGCAACCCCCATTCCTAAATTCATTGCAGCGAATCCAGCAACTAATTTGACTATGAAAGCCACTAGCTTAGGATTTTCTTTTATAAAATTAGCTATCTTTCCAGCGAATTCTTTTAAAGTATTTAGAGTTTCTTTAAGCTCAGGAGCTATGCTCTTTCCAATGTCAGCAAGAGCATTAAAAGCATTGTTCCTAAATATTTTCAATTGATTAGTTAAAGTGTTTAATCTGTCTTCATACTCTCCATTAACCTTTTCATTTTCTGATACAGCTTGTTTCGCTTTATCTAATTTCTCCTTAACTCCATCTAAATTTTCCGATAACACTGATAATCCGTTGATTACAGATTTATCACTTCCAAAGATATCACTGATTAACGCTGACTTGTCTGCGACATTAGAGTTTTTAATTTTTTCTAGTACTTTTAAGATAGTTCCCTCAGCATTTTCTGCCATTTCTTTATTTATAGTTCTAGGGTCAAATCCCAATTGTTCTAAAGCAGCTGCTTTATTCTTAGTGTTAGCACCTTGAGAAAGTTCAGAATACAATTTACCTAATACAGTACTTGTCTGTTCTGCAGTCACTCCAGTAGATATAAGAGATGTAGCAAACGCCATATTAGATTCTTTAGATAAGTTTATAGATTTAGCAAATCCTCCAGTTCTTGCCGATACATCTGCTAGTTGTGCAGCTGTAACAGAGTAGTTATTAGACAGCATATTAAGAGTATCCATGTATGAGAAAAGCTCATCTTTAGATAAATTTAATTGCTCTTTTGTTTTGGCCAAGAATGTTCCTGCTTCATCTGTAGAAATATCAAATGCTACTTTCATTTTTCCAGCCATATCTGAATATGCTACTATATCTTCGCCTTTTATTCCAGATTGTGCTAAACTACCTGCTATTTCATTAATTTCTATTTGTGATAGAGGGCCATTTTTAGATAATTCAGCTAGGTCATCATAGTATTTTTCAGCTTCTTTACCTAGAATTTTTCTTAAATCTGCTTGAGACTCTTCTACGTCCATATAGAATTTAACTGGAATAGCTAATGCTGCTCCTGTTGCAGCACCTCTCCTAAGTTGCTCACTTCCTTTTTTAGAGAATTGGTCTCCCATATCAGATATAGCTTGTGCTTTACTTAGATCCTTTTTCAACTTCTCTTGCTTCTTTAGTTCTTCATTAACTTCTTTTAACTTTTTCTTATAACCTTCTAGCTTAATTCCTTCGTTTTCTAAAGCACTTCTTGCTGCTTCAAAGACATGTTTTTGTCTTTCTTTTTGCTTATTTAGTTTATCAACTTGCTTCTCTGCATTCTTAACTTGCTCTTTAAATTCTGCTGTAACATTATTAGATTTAGCGTATGCTTTTCTAAGCTGTTCTAAATTCTTAGCCGCTTTATTGTACTCAGAGTTAGCATTCTTATATGCTTCTGCAACTTTATCTAAATTCTCTAGTTTTTTTTGTGTTTTTACTAAATCTTCTGTAGAGTCTTTTACTTCATTTAAAGATTTAGCTGCTTTAGATAATATAGCCATTGTTTCGTTTGCTCCAGCAACTCCCATTTGCCAAATTAAGCTCATGTCCTTAGCCATCTACTCCACCTCCTTAATCATCATTGTTCTGTCTTTCTTCCTCTTCTTCTACAAATTTATTTGCTCTAGCTATCCAGTAATCAAGTTCATATAAGCTACAATCCAACATAGAATCGTAGCTTACATTAACTTTAAAGTAATTAAGAACTCTTAAAAGCTCTGTTATCATATCCAGATAGATTAAGCACCAGTTTCCTCTGTTACTTCCGTTGTAGTATCCTTCTGAGCCTCTTTGTCTTCCCAACCTTGACTCAAAAAACGCTTTACCCCGTTCACAACCTTCAAGTAATCTATTGATACAAGATTAAGTAAGTCTCCGTACTTAACTCCAACAGATTTAGCTGCTACAGTTATTGCCCAAGAGTCTTCTAATTCTTTTACAGCTCCAGCATCTTTATTTCTGGCTTTGAATTCTTTTTCGCATTGCATGAAATCTCTTCCTGTCATTTCTTCAATATTTATGTCTAGTTCATCGAATTCTTTTCCACCGAAATTATAAGTTTTTGATAAACAGATTTTCATTTAAGTCCTCCTTAATTTAACCCTAGATATTTTCTAACCACTTGATTAGCAAGCCCCTGAATTACATTTACATTGTTAAGTACATCTATTTCTACAACTGTTTTTCCGCCTATTTCTAATTTAAAATAAGTTACAGACAAGTCAATAGATGTTTCTAGTTTTCCGCTGGGCTTCATTTTTAGCCCGTCCATTTTCTTAATTAAGCCTTTGAAAGTTGCATCAATGCCATAAACATCTGCATTGTGTGTTTCTCTATTCATGGCTTGAGCTGCTCCTTTACATTCAACCAAAATAGATTTCCCATTATTAATTTCTAATACTGACTCATCAACACAATCCATTTTGATTTTAGCTTCTAATTTCTTAAAGTGACCCATTAAAGGCACTTCTAATTCAGCAGTCAATCCCATTTGCTCAGAAGTAACTGTATCATACTCAATATTAGGTAATTCTACTTCTGATATTCCCGCAAGGTTATTTGAACCATTGAAATATGTTTCAGCATCTATAAGAGCATTAGGTATTTGTTTTCTTCCCATTATTTCCCTCCTCATTAAGCTGTTAAGCTTTCAGCAAATTTTTGTAATGCATCAACATCATAAACTTTCTTGAAAGTTATAGACTTTGCTCCTGGAATTATTCCAAGCTCTATAGTCCAAGTAATGTCTCCATTTATGATATCTATTAAGCTATTATCTTCTGCATAGAAATTAACTTTAGCAGATAATAGCTGGTCTGCAGCAACAAGAGCATTTAATCTAATATTCATAGATTTTTTCATTGTTTCAGCCATTTTTAAACTGAACTTTTTATCTACGTTGTTGAAATATGATATAACTAGTTCATTTCCAATGTATTTAAACATTCTACGACCATAAATGTACTTGTCTTTTGGGTCTGTTGCTAAAGGATTCTTAGCTGTTTCAGATCCCCAACATCTCCAACCTTTAAAGTTTATAGCAGTAACAACTCCATTCTTATTTAAAAAATTGGCTTGTTGCTCCTTATCTAATCTAACTTCTTCATATTTTCCACTTGTATTTTTCCATACGAATGCGTCCATTTTATATGAATAATTAGAAGGTCCCTGACTTGGAACACCATTGTTTTCTCCATCAACTTTCATAGATAAAGCTGCATAGTGTATAGATTGATAGTAAACTTCTCCAGCAAGTTTTATTTTTCCATATAACAATACTTGGTCATTGCTTAAAACATTGTTAGTTTCTTTCCATTCAACAAGCTCGTTATATTTTTTATTCACTGGAGCATTTATCAATGCTATAGCTTCAAACATTCCACCATTCAGTGTTTTAGCTTTAGTTTCCATGATAGCTGCAACATCACTTTCATGAGAAAAATCAGGAACATCTATAAAAGCAGGTAATTCACTATATTTCAAGAAAATTTCGTTTGCTAATTCTAGCCCTGTTCTTTTCATTGTTGTGCTATCAAATCCACCGATAGCTTCTGTTTTTGTAACTTTAGATAAGTCTACTTCTTCGTATTCTATATCTACATTATTTCCAGCTACAGTTGCATAAATTTCCAATCCTTCAGCTGTGTAAACGGTTCTTGCATCGGATATAACTTGCTTTCCTGTTGCATTTTTAACTACTACAGATTCTGGAATTACCTTGTGACTTGGTATTAGCACTTTTCCTTTTTCAAGTGCTTTATTAGCAAGTGTTTTCTTTTCTGATTTATGTGTAGTTAAATCTAAAATATTAACTATATAAAGCGGTGCAACAGCATACAGCTCAAAGAAAACTTTGATTGCTTGTGATATAGAGAAATCTAAATCATAAGTATCTCCAAAATATTGGATAGCTTCTTGATATGTCCCTATTCTCACTACTTCATTGACTTTTCTGTTTTCTGCTTTAACTTTATGAATTGGTGCTGTTCCAACTATAAAATGCCCATAATCTAAAACCACAGGTAATTGAAAGGCTGTAGCCCCTTCTTGTTGGTATGTACCATGTTTATAACCCATTTCTACCTCCTACTAATTCATCTACTATTGAATTAAAATATTGATAGTCCTTATTGATTTTTGGATAATCTTCTACAGGAATTAATAATCTCCCAAGTAGTGGATATTTCTCAATAAGTTTCTCAATTTCTTCTCCAAAATACACAGTCCCTCTTACAAAGAGAAACTCAGGTAAATCTAGCTTTTTACCCACGTAAATATATGTTTTCATTCTTATCCCCTTCCAAGTAGCTTAGCTATTTTTCTCTCAACTACTTCTGATGTGTCAGGTACTCCAAATACTCTAAATCTACAGACAGAGTAAAAATAAGGCTCTGATTCTGCAGTAAAGTATTCTATTGAAAATGGATATGATTGATCCACAGCAAATTTTCCATCTACTGTACTTTCATTTAAAAACTCTTTTTTCAAATAGTCTCCGATAGATAAGTTACTTAGGTAATCTTTCTCATCTTCCATTTTAGTGCCTATCCACACTTCTAAATCTACTGGTACATCATAGTTATCGATTCCATTTCTTGTCTGCTCAAACTTAGTAACCCTTAAAATAGCAAAAGGAAAGAGGTCTTTCTCGCTCTTTCCTTCTTCTCTATCTTCATGATTAATTTCTGGCAACAATCCATGATATACTGTAACTTTTTTATCTTTCAATTTCTCTACTAAGAAGTCAAATATTAACTTCTCTACTTCAATTATCATATCCCTATCACCCTATTTATCTCATGTTCTAATCTCATTCTGAATTTTTCATCTGCATAGCCTTGTAAATATTCTAGTATTGATAAATTACCAAGCATTTGAGGTGCTGAAACTGACATTAGTCTTTTAATAGTCTCTCTTTTTCTACCATTTTTTGTAATGAATTTACCAGTTCTTTCAAAAGCTCCTAGATGTCCACTCTTGTATGCTATAAAAGCGTTTGGTAAAGATTTATACCCATCTTTTTTAACAGCTGCTTGAACTATTTTTCCTTTTGTCCTAGTCTTAGGATTTAGCTTGAAATGGTCTAACCCTATAACTCTACCACTACTTATGATAGAACCAGTTAAATTACTTTTGTTAGTTTTAAATATATTAACACTACTAAGCAACTTACTTTTCTGAGCAAAATAAGACTCCGTTGTCTTTCTGATTTGCTCTGTTTTTACCATCTCAAGTGAACGATTAATAGCCCTTGAAATACACCCTGGTAACTCACTCTCATACTTTCCAAGAGTATTGATAACTTCATTTATTCCTGTAGCTTCAACTTTAACTCCTATCATTTTTCATCATACCTCGTTAAGTCTATTTCCAATAAACCCATGTCTTCCTTGGTTTCTTCTACTAAATATCTAACACCATCTACTAAGATTTTTTCTCCAGAATGAGGCGGGTATTTAAAGAAAGATTTTTCTATAAAGAGTGTTATACCTTCAATAAATAGCCCGTCATTTTCTAAAGATCTAGCTCTGTTTCTCTGCTTGTTCTGAAATCTCTCCTCATCGATAACACAGGCAGTTTCTTTTTTTCCTATAGTATGTGTGTCTCCAAACTCTTCTAAGTTCAAAAAAACACTAGCAAGGTCATTAGTAACTTCTTCTTTAAAGCTCATAGTTATGCCTTTTTAGATTTTTTTGAATTTTTATTAGTTTCTTCAACTTCTGTGTTTTCTTCAGTAGTTTCTTCAGTAGCTTCTTCAAGATTTTCAGTTTCTATTATCTCTTCATTTTCTACTACTTCTTCAGCTTCTACAAGTTCAAGGGATTTAACTCTTTCTATGATATCTGATTCTAAGATATCCACTACTTCACCAGGATTATAAACTATTCCGCAGTAAATCAGTGATTGTTTAACTTTTAATTTCATACAGCCCCTCCTTACTTAACTTTTAAAACTTTTATAGCATCAATGTCAAATGGAACAGGTAAAGGTCTTGACTCTGTTCTTATCTCAAGAGTGTTAGCTTTAGTATCCACGTCTTCAAAAGGCACTCTTTCTGCAACGATTATCCCCTTTTCTATATCTGCAGCAGGACCATAGTGCAGAACATTGTTAGATGGTGCAAACAATACTCTTCCTTCTGGAATCATTTTCACTGTATCATATGTTTTTCCATCAGCTTTTAACACTGAATGTTGAGTTTGATATGAGTAAATTGGGATATTATATGGAGCTAATGCCCCTAGGTATATTACTCCACTTGCCAATTCTTTTGGAGCTATTTGCCCAAAGTTAGCATTCTTAACATCTAGTAATTTGATTATTTTCTCATTTTGAGTAAACAGTCTTGCTGCAACTGGATCCATTACTATATGCTCAATTCTTTGCCCTGTAGTTTCACCTATTAAAGTGATTACAGATTCTATATCTCCTGAAATATCTGCATTTGGCTGATTCCATAATATTGTAGGAGTAATTTCTTGAACAGTTCCATACTCTATTTTGTCTTCAATTCCTTCTCCTTTTACTACTATTGAACCTTTGAACAGCAAGTCAATACACATTAACTCTTCTCTTCTTGAGATTTGTTCTTCAAATTCGGCAAATGACTCACCTATTTTCTTAGCCTTTTTTTCCTCTGGTGACATTCCTCCGTAGATAGTTTCTCCAGCTGATTTAGTTAAGAAAAGTTCTTGTGCTGAGAAAGTTCTTTTTGGTGCTACTTTTGGAGCACTGTAGTATTTAGACGAATAACTTCTTTTCACTACTTCAGTTCCTGGTATTAACTCAGAAACGAAAGGAGCTACTAATTGTTTACCTTTTCTGTACTCGATTTCCCATTTTGATGTTTCATGAGGATCATGTTTTGCAAAAAACATATCTCTGATAAATGTCTTTGGTTTTATAACTGACTGGTCATATAGTCCTAAAAATTCTAATAATACTGCCATTAATATCTACCTCCTAATTCTTTTACTATTATTCCTTTATCTCTTGCTTTTTTGATAAAGTCTGATTTTACTGTTGCTGCTTTTAATTCAATTCCTTCGAAAATAACTTCTCCAAACACTACAACTGTAGTTTTAGTCTTAGCTGTAGTTCCATCAGCTGTTTCTAAAACTATTCCAAATAAATCTGTTCCGTCAGATAATTCTGCGCTTGCATTTACTGCTTGCCCTCTCTTAACTGATTTCCCTTGTGGTACTTCTAATTCCATAACTTTGTGACCTGTACCACTTAATAATTGGTCAACTCCGTACTCATTACCTTTTTCTATAAAGCTCATTTTGTACCTCCTGTCTTTTTATTCATATACTTTAAAATATTAATTACTGGTATTCCTACAACACTTCCTGAACCTTCTTCAGCTCTTGGTGCTACAGGAACAGGTGTTGCTTGACTCTCTTCTTGTATGTTTTTAAGAGTCTCTTTGTTTTTTTCTTTTTTGATATTTAATATTTTCAATGCTAAGTTTGCAGCATCAACGGGTTCTTTGAATTTAGCTGTATTTACAACATCATCAAATCCCGCTATTTCAAGATTTTCAATTGCTTCTATTCTGTTTCTTTCTCCTTGAACTGCTGAATTAACTATGTTTTCATACAATTCTGGGTAATCAGCTTTAAACTTTTCTACAGTCATTTCTTCTGTATTTGTAACTGCATTTTGAGTAGGCTCTGGAGTAGGCTCTGTTACAGGTTCAGTAGGTTTAGAACCTGGGAAATTCTTAAATTTTGAAATGTCAAATGCTAAACTATTCACAATTAGTAAATTATTGACATTCTGTAGATTTTCTACTTCACCTACTATCTCATCGATAAATCCATACTCTTTAGCCTCTTCAGCATTAAACCATTTCTCTTCGTCCATAAGTGCAGATAGTTCTTCTTTTGTTTTGCCTTTAGCTTTAGCTAAGTAAGTTTCTAAGATACTATCTTTAACCTTATCTAAAAGAATTCCAGTTTTTTCCAGCTCTTGCTTATTTCCATAAGCCCATGTTAATGGATTATGTATCATAAACATAGCATTTTTTGGCATTTTTACAACATCACAAGCACTAGTTATAATCGTTGCTGCACTTGCCGCAAGACCATCTATGAAAGCTGTAACTTTAGCCTTGTGATTTTTTAAAGTGTTTGCTATTGCCACTGCAGCAAACACACTTCCACCAGGTGAGTTGATATGTACATTTATATTTTCTACATCAACTAAGTTTCCAATTTCTTCTTTGATTGTTTTGTCACAGACATCGTCCCAATACTCATCAGAACCGATAGTCCCATACATTACGATATCTGCACTTTTAGCTTCGTCATTCTTCGTTATGTTCCAAAACTTCTTTGTCATTTTCGGCATTGTTAATCATCACTCCTTTTTCTTCTAATAATTTGTTTTCCTTTGCTAAGATTCTTACATTTTGCTCAAAATCACCCCCGTTAAGCTCGACAGTTTCTTTTGTTCTAGTAGAGAATCCTTGTTGAACTCTTAAAGTACTTGCTTTAACTTCTTTAAGCGGATCAAGTTGACCTTGGCTCGGTCCATTCCATTGAGCTCCACACCAAGCTTTTGTTAGTAATGGATCTTCTCCATAGTTTTTCAGGTCGACTCTACCTAGCAAATATGCTTCTCTTAACCATTCTTCATATACTACTTGTGTAAAATTGCTAGAGAACCAATCTCTTCTTTTTCTAAACATTTTCCAAGCTTCCAATAAAGCAGCTCTACTAGCTGAATAACTAGCAGTAAAATGCTTAATTAGTAACTCATAAGGAACTTCTAAAGCTGCTCCTATTTGTCTTAAAATTGAAGTAACGAAAGGGTCGAACTGTGCATTTGGTCTGCCTGGATTAGTGGCAACAACCTTTTCTCCAGGATTAAGTCCTTGAACTAAACCTGGTGTTAGTTCTATCGTTTCATCGTTAGAACTATCTATTTGCTCAGTTTCATCTAAGACTTCATGATCTGCAATATTAGCCCCTTGAGCATTGTCCTTATCGCTTTCAATAAATATCGCATACATTCCACTTACAACTGCTGCCATAAGTTCTGCGTCAGTATATCTATCCAGTTGCTTCAGTGCTTCAATTACTGGAGATAGAATAGGTATACCTCTGACTTGCTCGGGTCTTTCAGCTAGCATTATGTGTAATATATTCAGTTGTTCCTGCTTTCCATAAACTGAAATAAAGTCAGTTTCTACATTTCCTGATACATCAAGCGGGTGTTTTCTTGCAACATAATACCCAGAGATTCTATTATTACTGTCGATTTTCACTCCATCAACAATACTCTCATCATTTTGCAATATAGAAGGTGTCATAACTCTATCAGGCTCAATTATTTGTAGCTTTAAACTATATGGATTCTTTGGTGTTTCAAAATAGTTAAATTTTACAAAACATTCACCATTCAAGAGAATTGTTAAGAATACTAGGTCTTGAACCTGGTCAAAATTCAAAACTCCCATCTGTTCAATCTTGTTATCAGCCCAGAGTTTGAATTCTTTTTCAATAATAGTTTCAATCGCTTCAGCTTCTTCTTCACTAATTCCTAAAGTTTCATAATCTATAGATGATTTTAGCTTTAATCCGCTTCCGATAACGTTTGAATTGATAGTTTTCATAACTCCTTGAGCAACAGGAGCCCCCATATACAAGTCCCTTGACCTTTCAACTAGCTTTTTTCTGTTCTTGTAGATGTCTTTTTTTACACCTCCACCAGTAGAAATCCAGCCTTTCATAGAACTTTTTGTGGTAGATGCTCCGTGATTAGAATATCCTGTGTTCAGAATTTCTATTTTTTTTCTAGCTACTTCTCTTTCAAGAGCCTTTTTTGGATTAAAAAAAGCAATAGTTTTGTCTAATAAATTCATTTTTCACCTCCTTTTGCAACAAAAAAAGAAGATTAAAACCTATAAATCTCTAGGTATTACCCTTCTTCCTAATTTTTTTCTTCCATTATTATTTAATTTGTCAAGTTCGCCCTCCCAGAAGGCTCTACCTTTTCTAATTTCAGATAAATCTTCTCTTACAAGCTCTCTTGTACCAATTTTATAACTTTTTCCAGTTAACACAGCTATTTCTGCCTTTCTATAGGCTTCAATCATCTGTGAGCACTCTTCTCTAGTGTAACTCAATTTATAAGCTCACTCCTTTCGATAAAACTCTTCTTTTTGATACTTTTGTAGTCTTTTTTGTGGCTTCAACAGTATATTTTTTACTTAAGTTTGGATTTGCTATTTTTAAAGCAGCATAAGCATAGTTCCTTAAATCCAAAGGTTCATTTCTCTTAGTTCCAATAACTTTCCAGATAGTTTTTTTAACTCCTTTTTCCCAAACAGTAGTCTTAACTTCAGATGTTAATCCCTTGAAATATGCTTCATCATAGCCCCTGTCTATGTTATTTGGAAAGTGCATATACATAGATCCTGGTTCTTCAATTTTTAGTCTAGCAAGTATCGTTTCTTTCCCAGTATTAACTCCTAAAGTAAACAGTGATATTTGCATTCTGTTAGTCCTAGATGGCTTAGATACAAAAGCTACTCCATCTCCACCTTTACCCTTAATACCGAATACTCTTCTAAACTCTCTAGGTTTGATATATTGATATGCTTCTTGTGTATAATGCCCTCCAGTGTCAATACAAGTACATAGGATTCTTATTTTTTCTCCGTCGGCATATGAAAACTCGGTTTCCAGGAATCTATCTAATTGCTCCCACACATCATTTTGACCAGGAGAGCCTATAAACTGTTTGTAGTAAATACCCCAAGACTCTTCTCCTAATCCCCAGCCTACAACTTCAATTTCTAATCTGTCGTCTTGAACATCGACTCCAGCGGTTAAAACTTGAACTTGGTCTGGAATTTCTGCTGTATACTCTTCTTTTCTCTTAGAAACATCTAAGAAATCTATCTTTTCTACTTTTTCTTCCCATGTTTGGCCAAGACAGGTATTCGTAAACACCTTCATCATTTGCATATTACCTTTTGCAGCTTTAAACTTTTTTATAATTTCTGGCCATGTTGAAAATGGACTGTATAATTCAGAGATATGAAAGCCCCTAACACTCCAATCTTCAACCTCTTCCTGTGGTTGCCATATACCATGAATCATGTTTCTTTTCCACTCATGTTCGCTTGAAATTTCCAAGCAATCAGAGCATTTATGACCAACAGGTTCAAAGATTATGTTTCTCCATTCCAATTTTTGGAATGAGCCACATTTTGGACATGGTATATAAAACTCTTCTTTTGTCGAATTTTCATACTCTTTCTCAACTCTTGACTCTCCTTTGATGGTTGGTGTGCTAGTTATAACGATTTTCTTATTCCAGAAAGTTTTAGTTCTTTCAATTGCTAAGTTTAATGGATCTCCTTCACCGCCAACATCGCTTTTAAATCTATCTACCTCGTCAGCAAGTAAAATTCTCAATGGCCTACTCGACAACTCTGCTGCAGAATTACTCCCAACCAATGTGATATACCCGCCTACAAATTCCTTTTGTAACTTGGTATCTCTTCCATCAACTTTGTTCAGTATTTTGTTTTTAAGCTGCGGTGTACTCTGTATCATGTCATCTAGTCTTGTACTAGAAAAATCTTCGGCTAAGTCTTTGGTTGGCAAAAGATACATGATAGGAGCAGGGTCATAGTCAGCATAATAGCCAAATACATTCAATAAAATTTCTGTCTTAGATAACTGAGCTCCATACATCATCACTATTTTAGTTGTCTTTTTGTCAGAAATTGCTTTCATAACTTCCCGTTGAAATGGAACTCTATCAGTTTTCCACCTTCCTGGTTCTGCTGATGTTTTAGAACTTAAAATTCTGTAAGTATCTGCCCAAGTGTCAATAGTTAACTTAGGTGGGGGTTTCAGAGTTTGAAATATTTCACTAAATAAATCAATTGTTTTTCTTAGGTTTTGATTTTCTGATGCCTCCTTTTCCTTTACTTTTTTCATCTTCTACCTCTTCATTTTCAATTATTATATTTTTATTTTTAAATAATTCAGGAGTATAATCGCTTAACTCCAGCAAAACATCTTCTATAGAACTCAAAACTATATCCTGAATATCCCCTAAATTATCGCAACCCACCACCAAGGGTGCTATTTTGTTAGGCACTGCTAACAATTTACCCTTTAAATTTGTGAGCATAACTGTCATAACTTTTCTGACTATGTCAGCTGAGTGCAATTCATTTTTCAACTCTGATATTTTTATTGCTTTCAATTCTATATCTTTAGCTATTTTTTCAGTTTCTTTTTTGAGTTTTACCTCTTTTAAATCTACATCTACAGAACTAGATTCTCTTAAAAATGCTATAAAGCCTTTTATGCTTTCAGCCAATAAATATTTCCCTCTAGTTCCGCTTTTCTTAACAATTTCATCCTTTGCAAGCATCCGAATATATCTGTCTGTAACTCCAAATAATTCTGCAAGTTCAGGACTACTAACTAAATTATCCTTTGTATTCATTTTTAACCCCTTTCGGAACGGAACTGTTTAATTTTTCGACCAATATTCAGATGAAGTTCGGGATTCGCGAGACCCGCTTGACTTTTTTATATTCTGAAAGAACCTATTTCACTAATTGCTACTTGTTATAATCTTTCTATATGTTCCACTTTAGAACTTTTTAGATTTTTAAGTTTTTAATTTGGCGGAGAGTACAGGACTCGAACCTGTAAGTCCATCAGGACAACAGCTTAGCAGACTGCTCATTTACCATTAATGTAACTCTCCAGTCGAAGGTAGCAATAACTACCTTTGTGCACTTTGACTCGCATTTTTGTTTATAGCCGATATAATGCTGAAAGTGGGCTAATCAATAAAAAAACTCTCGTAGAGGACATATCCTATTCATTTAAGAATCACGAGAGTATTGATATTATCATGGCTGGGGATATTGGACTTGCACCAATGACATTTTGCTTAACAAGCAAACGCTCTAACTAACTGAGCTAATCCCCAATAATTGGCAGATGCTTTTTTTTAAGTAGAGCATCAATAACTACTAACGATACACTAAAAATTAAGGAAGATTCTATGAATCCGTTAATCTCAATTTCTACATGTTAACATACTAACACATTTTTTTTAGCTTTAAAATAGACACTTTTTAGCGCCTTTTTAGTGGGTTTTTAGCGTTTTCTAAAATTCTATTAATCTTTGTGCCTTAAAATGGACTTTTAAAGCTCCTAGTATCCTATTTCTCATTTTATATGTACTAGTCACATGTACTTCTAACTTCTCTGCTATTTCTTCATATGTTAATCCTTGAAAGTATTTTAGCTCAATGAATTTAAAGTCTTTATTATCTTTCACCATACTCAAGCACTCTTCTATTCTGAATATCATTTCTCTATAACGACTTATATTATTTGATATTCTTTGCTTCAACTCTTCTAATTGCTCATACTCACTTTTTATCTCATACCCATTTCCACCTTGCCCTCCAACACCGCAGCATTTTTTTAGTTGTGGATTGGCTAAATGCTCAGTTTCTTCTTTTATCCTATTTTTATACTTAGGATAACTGTATAACACATCTTCAATTTCTTTCAATACTATTCTTTGCTCCTGTGTTGCCATTATCTCACCTCATTCTATTATTTCTAATTGATTATAGATGTCACTAGGGATATTCCCTTTCCATTGAAAACTATTTTTTAAAATGTAATCGTTGTAAGCAATAGCTGTTCTATTTGCTCTTATTTTAGCTTGTGTTGCGAGTTCTACATCTGTATTTTTATAAGCTTCATAGGTTAATTTATCTGATTTATATGTTGCAATCATCGCTCTAGCAGTATCTTCAACCTTTTTTAATCTTTCATAACTTACATTATCAATTGCTTTTTGATATGTGTAATTAACTTTTTCATTAAAAAAACCAAAACCATATGCCATCAAAATTGATATCATCATTCCAACTATCCCTATTATCAACTGTCCTATTATTTTCATTTATTCCCTCCAATTTCATATTTAACTATCGGATTTTCAACTTTCATAGGTATATCACTGTATAAGTATGTTCCTGTCCATTCTATGTACTTCCCGTCATTTGTAAAAAAGAATATCCCCATGTTATCGTTTTCTCCATAGCTTCCATCTACATCTGGTAGCCAATCATTAGTATAATCACCACGTGAATAATATTCACTATCTGGAGTTAAAAAACTATTTAAACTTGATACTTTCCCATCTACTGTAAATGATCCTACTATCCCTCCATTTTCAGTAAATAAAACTATATATCCGAATGGTTTTACAACTGGACAAGGTAGGTTAACAGCTTTTTCTCTTTGTCCATTTACCCAATAAGTTCTACGGATTAGATTATATCTTTCCAAACTGTAATCAATATCACTTGGTGTAGGCTGATTTTCTGCTAACTTATTTCCCAATCTTGCTGTTGATTGAATATCCTTGTCTGTTCCAAATTCTTCACAACCTCCAAATAACATAATTAAACATAATACCATTAATATTTTTTTCATCTTACATCTCTCCTTTATTTTAATTTTAAAAGTTCACTTACTCCAAAACCTGTATATTTATTTGATAAATCTATAGCCTTTTCAAGTAATTCAAAATCATTTTCAAACTTCTTTCTAACTTTTATAAAATTATCTATAATTTTATCTTGTCTTTCTATAAGCGGTATAGTTATTGGGATATGCTCAAAATCTAATCTAGATAATCTTTTAACTTTTTCTCCAACTGCCTTATCATACACATATTGTCTTACAATATCTTTGTAATTTAAGTAAAATGTTATGTATTTTAGATTTACGGCATCTTTAAATTTTTCTTTTAAAGTTAGAATAGCTACATTTCCATTTATTGCTGCTGGGGTATTATTTTCATATAAAACACATCTTCCAATATCTTCATAATCAAAATCTTCTAGATTTACCAATATTTCACCTTTGCTAATTTTGTCGGCTCTTTCATAAGCCACAGTATTGATTTTTGTTATTCCTTCTACAAAACAATCATATTTTCTAGATATTTCTCCATAAAAAATAGCAGGTTCTCCATTTTCTGCTATATCTTTTTTTGTAAAAATATCCTTTTTAGACATAAATTTTATATTGAAAATATCTGAAATTACTACCGTTGTGCATCCGAAAACAAAGTTAGCAATTTTGATTGTTTCTCTAATAAAGTCATCTCGTTTTTGCATCTTTTCTTACTCCTCATTCTATTTTCAAATTTTTCTACAATAGTTTTTAGTTTTCTAATATTCCCCATGAAGTCTATATTTGCATTACACTCTTTAATTAAGAATAAATCTAACTCTAAATTTTTTTCTACTCTCCCTATCCATAAGTCTGATATTTGGCTATTTAATGCATTTATGTCAACTTCTTCGACTTCTTTTTCTTCTCTTATTTGTTCCCAACGATACTCACTTACATCTAACTTCCAGATATCTGAAATTATAATTTTATCTATCCTACAATCATATAATTCCCTATAAACATCATCTGTTGTCTTATTTTTGTCGACAACTAAGAATAAAACATCTATAGAAGTATCTGTAAATGCATTACTTATAACATTTAGTTCGGCTAGTCTATTTCCAATTAACTCTCTAAACTTTTCTTCTGTTTTTCTATATCCAACCCCTGGGAAAAGTATATAGAAGGCATATCTTTTCGTATATTCAAGAGATTTCAAAACGAATATATCATCTACAACTCCTGATTTTTTCCAACTAAATTGCTTTTGTATATTCTTTTGTTCATGCTCTGTTAAGTCTTTAAATTTTAGAGAAAATGGAGGATTCATTATTACACAATCTACTTCAAAATTTTCTCTTTCATACTCAAAAAAGCTTTTAACTTCTAATTCTGTATTTTGAAAGTTTTGTCTAGCTGAATTAATAGAGTTTTCTTGCACATCAACTCCGTAAAGAATTGAAGGGTTAACGAATTGCTCTAACTGTCCACTTCCAACCGCTCCATCAAAAACAGTTGGATTTTCTAAGTTGACATATTGCTTAACCTTTTTAGCTACGTATTTTCTTAGTTCAGTCCCTGTAATATACTCAGCTAATTTCTTAGAGACTTCTCTATTGTTATGCTCTTTAAAGCTCATATATTAACCCACCTCTTTAGCTATTTTTACGAACTAACTCAAATTCTTGAATTCCCCATTCCAAAACTTCTAAATCTATCCCTTTTTCTTTGTATATTGCTTTTGTGCTTCTTATAAACTCTAACTGTGCTTCTTCTAGTTCAGCATCTGATAGTTCCTTTTTTCTAAAAATAGATTTTTTAATTGTTTTTTCTGTATTTCCTTCTTTAACTATCAAGTCTATTTGATATCTGTGTAGCATATTATTCCTCCTTATCTCTTCTTTTTAAATCTTCCAACATTGCAGTTAATTTTTCATGTTGTATTTTGCAATCTCCACATAATTCTTTAGTTTTTTCTTTACAATGTGCTAAAGCGTCGTCTAAATCTTTTGAAGTATAACCTTTAATTCGGTTATCTTGTTTCTTATATTTTCCATTCTTATAGCTTTCTAATTTTGCAATATGCTTCTCAAAATCTTGCTCAGTCAATCCACTAAGCAGCAACAGATTCACAGTAGCAGTTATTAAGTCTAAAGCTTCAGCTTTAAAATTATCCATATTTTTTATGTAACTAAAAGTGCTTGTTTCTCTAACTTCTGCTAATAACTCTTTGTACTCTTCTTTAACCTTATCTAGTTGTGCTGTTTCGTTTGCATAAGCTATTGATTTATAATTCATTAGTTTATTTAAATCAATTTTCATCTTCTCCCTCCCAAGTTGCTATATCTTCTATATTTTTACCTTTGTTTTTACACTCTATACATTCAACATAATTTTCTTTAAGTATTTCTAAAGTAGCAGAGTACGTTTCTACAACTTCAACACTATCGAACTCAGCTTCTATTTTTCCACTAAAAAATAAATTAAAATGAGTGCTATTACATTTTTTACACTTCCACATACTACTCTCCTATTTTGCTATTTTTTTATAATTGAAGAAGCCAGTACTTTGTGACAATCTTTACATACTAAATAAACTCTATCTTCATTCAAAAAATTAAAAGTTAATTTTTCTCTTATCCACTTAGTATTTTTGTGACTACAATTTATTTGTTTTATTTTCATTTTATTTTCCACAATCCTTTTTCAATCATATACCTTCTTGGGTCATCATCTAATACTACCCCACAATCAGCACATATAACTTTAAGTTCATCTTCTTTTTTTGAAGTAAACGGATAAATTGTTCCTGCCAAAGTGAATTTTTCATGTCTACAGCCATTTTTTGAACTTTTATTATTTTCAATTTTATTCTCTCTCACTTTACCCCAAAAATCTTTATACTCCTTAGATTCTAAAACTTCCTTAGCTTCATCAGAGAATAAAAAATAATTCCCTAAATCATATCTCTCATTATCTAAATCATTTCCATAGTCCTGAGTTTTCTCAACTCTTGAATTGTTTATATAAAAATATATCCCTTTAAATTTTCTCATTGGATGCCTCCTTGAAATGATAGCTAAAACTAAGGCTGCAAATAATTCTTTATCATCAGCATGCACCAGCTTCCTCCAATCTCACGACACTATCATCAATTTCTCTCAACCACATACTTTTAAAATCAGCAAATGTATTAACTACATCGGTTATCATAGACTTCAGGACTACTCCTATCATGTTTCTTTTGTGTGAATTAATAGTTCCAAACATCATTATCACTAGAAACATAGTTCTAAGAAGTTCTAAATTATCTCCTGTTTCTTTGTGTTCACAAGCTACAAATACTTCATCTAAAATTTTGATAACATCTTTTTCAACTCTGTAATTAATCTGATTCTTAAATTTATCTACGATTTTATCAGAAGTTTTTATAGTTCTTGTTAGTATAGCTTTATAATATCTGTTTAAAACCACACCCTCTTTATCCCAAAGATCTCTATTAATTTTTAGATATTTGTTTATAAGATACATTAATGTAATACCTTGCATATCTCCGTCTTTGTGTACTACTCTTATTTTTCTCATATGTATAACTTCTTATTTGCTTCTTTAACTTTCTTAATTCTAACTTTCAAACTCTCAACAAGCGCATCTTGTACATCTCCTTTGTTTTGTAAAGCTTCCATTACGTCTTCATCTCTAGTTTCTTTACAAACCAAATGATGAATTATTACTTTCTCTGTTTGCCCTTGTCTGTGTAGTCTTTTGTTAGCTTGCTGATATAATTCCAAACTCCAGTTAAGCCCAAACCATACCACATGATTACCTCCAGCTTGTAAATTAAGTCCATAAGCTGCACTTGCTGGGTGGGCTAGTAATATATCAATTTCTCCATTGTTCCAATCTAGTTGGTCTTGTGGAGTTTTTAAAAGTCTTATTCTTAATTTCGAGTCTTTCAAAGCTTCAATTATTCTATCTTTGTCATGCTGGAAATTATAGAATACTAGTGCAGGTTTCCCATTTAACTGTTCTATCAGCTCTAAAAATCTCTCAATCTTGCAGTCATGGACTTCAAAGACTTTCCTATTCTCGTCATAAATGGCTCCGTTTGCTAACTGAAGTAACTTGTTAGAAAGTGCCGCCGCATTTGCAACTGTAATTTCAGTGTCTTCAAGTTCAAGAATAGCTTTTTTTTCAAGCTCATCATAAGACTTCTTAGCCTTACTATCTAAAGCTACAGGTACTTGTTCATAGATTATATCTGGCAGTTCCAAATAATCTTCTGCTTTCATAGAGATACAAATGTCTGATATCTTTTCATGTATGGCTTCATTGGATCCTTCTTTGGCATCATAATTAAAAATTACTGTTCTGTTTCTTTGCCCAGGTTCAAAATATCTTTCTCTAAATTTCCCGATAGTCTTTTCTAGTCTTTCGCCCTGGTCCAATAGATATAGTTGAGCCCACAAGTCTATAAGCCCATTAGGTGCTGGTGTTCCAGTAAGTCCGACTATTCTAGTTATTTTGTTCCTGATAACTTTCAAACTTTTGAATCTTTTTGATTGATGATTCTTAAAGCTAGACCACTCATCAAGTACCACCATATCGAATGGCCATGCATTTTTATAGTAATCGACTAACCAGGTAACATTCTCTCTATTTATCACATAAATATCTGCTGTTTTTGCAAGTGCCTTTATACGCTTCTGTAGCCCTCCTAAAACAAGAGATGTTTTTAGTATAGATAAATGATCCCATTTTGCTATCTCATCTGTCCAGGTAGCCTCTGCGACTTTTTTTGGGGCTATTATTAATACTTTTCCAACTTCAAATCTATTAAATTTTAAATCTGCTATTGCAGATAGAGTTATAATTGTTTTCCCTAGACCCATATCAAGCATAAGCCCCAATTTATCATCGCTTATCATTCTATCAATGCAGTATTTTTGGTATTCATGTGGATGAAACTTCATTTGGCATCACCTCATCAATAAACTTATCTACTTCTTTGAAAGATGCTATCACTCTTGCATCACAATTTAAGTTTTTAAGTTTATTTAAAAAAATTCTCTGTGAAGGGGATAAATTCTCTCTTTTACCCTCTGCTTTTAATTCCACAAAATAAACATCTCCTCCAGGAACTATGACTATCCTGTCAGGTACTCCTGCATTTCCTGGAGAAGTCCACTTCATACATAAGCCATTTTTATTTTTTACACTTTTAACTAAATATTCTTCAATTTCACTTTCACTTTTTTTCATGAATTTTCTCCAATCTCAAATGTAACATTCTCACCCTTTTTCCCTTATAGATATATATAAATAAAGGATTTATAGATTTTATAGACCGTAAATACCCTTTAATTTCTTTATTTTTATATATTAATATAGAAAAGAATGTTACAATGTTACAAATATATAATAATACTAATAATACCAATACTTTTTTTTGTAACATTCTGTGTAACATTCTATGTAACATTCTATGTAACAATAAGAAAGAATGTTACAAGTCTTTCTTATAGAATGTTACATTTTTGAGAATGTTACACCTAGAATGTTACAAAAATTTTAAGATTCAATTTTTCTTTTATATCCTCTTTGAACTCCATATTTTCCAAATCTTGATGCTTGTTTTACTTTTTCCCATTGAAATAGAGAAGATAAAATCTTATTAATTTCAACACTATCTCTCTTTTTTAGATATCTAATGTCCATTTTTAAGGCTTCTTCCCAAATTTCAGCTGCACAAACCTTATCTCTTAATATTAAATCGCTTTCATCATATTGTAGAATTGTAGAATCATATTCATTCAGATATGTTCTTCTTGCAAATAGATCCATACTATCCCAAGCATTTTTTGGAATTTTCTTATTTAAGTAATCTAAGATAATTCCTTTGTATACGTTATCTTCTGAATGAGAATCTTGCTCTTTTACAGCTATTTCTAATGCTTCTTTTGATAGAACTAAATTATAAGATTTATCCTTTGCAAGTTCACAAGCCTCAGCCCATATCTGATCTAACTCATCTTTCAAGTCATCGAAGATAGATTTCACTGGCTTATGAATAAAACAATCTATGGGCCAGAATCTTCTATTCCCTGTTTCATCTCTTAAAAAGTTAGTATCGTTTGCAGTTCCAAAGAATGCACATCTTCTTGGATATTTTTGGGCTCTACGCCCATACGATGCTCTAAAGACATCATCTGTTCTACTTAAAAAGTTTTTAACCAGGTTCATTTCAGATTTTCTTAAAGAACTAAGTTCTCCCATTTCTAAGATCCAGCTCCCTTGGATTAATTCACAAGCATCTTTACCTTCCACATTAACCAAACTATCGTTATACCACTCCATTCCTAATAATTTTAAAAATGTACTCTTACCTACACCTTGTGGCCCGATTAGAATAGGCATATTATCCCATTTAATTCCACCGTATATAGCTCTTTTAGCTGCAGCTACTAATGATTTTTCAGAAACTTCTCTAGTGTATACATTATCTTCACAGCCTAGGTAATCCATAAATAAAGTTTCTAGTCTTTTCTCTCCATCCCATAAAGTTGATTGAATTCTAGTAGCAACCTTATTTTCTGCATTTTCTTCTGCAACCAGATTAACTCCATCTATGATTTTATTTGCAGATGTGATACCATAAGCACTCTCTAAATACCATCTAAGACCAGCATCATCTGTATCGGTCCATAACCTATCATCAGCTTCAAATTTTCTGTCCCAAGGTACATCTTTTCTTACGAGAATTCTCGAAGAGAAAACATCTTTGAAAATTTTAAACTTTAATTCTCTATCATTTCTTAGAATTAAAATTATGTTGGACAAAGTGCTAAGCGCTTTCATACCATCAGCACTAAATTTAAGTTCCTCAGTCCAGTTGTCATCATCTTCAACTAATACTCCTTCTACAGCTTCTACATCAGGATTATTAGAGACCGAGAATTCAGCTATTGCTTTTTGTTGACTTTCTTTTAATAAATCTTTTCTAACATCTGTCTTTGCCATTACCCATTCTTTCATAGCTATCCAAGAAGGTAGCTTGGCCACGGGGGTATTAACTTCTGCTTGTGTATCCAAATGCCCGAATTTATGTAATCTCACTAAGTCAAAAGCATTTACTAATTTTTGACTACAAGGGTCAGTGGCATGATGCGAGTATAAGAAAAGTCCATCTTGATACACAATAGCTCCAGCAGTAGTGCTTCCACCCACAAAGGTTAATCTATCAGATATATCACAGGGTTCATATACTCCAGGTAAAAACTCATCTATTGCTTGGTAGATATTAAACCTTCTGCAGAATGCTCCTACCATACCTTCTTTTTCTAATGGGTTTTCTTGTTGCTTCAGTAAAGTTAAATGGTGTTTTTGAGCATCAGGAACTTCTGGCCATGTTGTTACATCTCTCCAATCAGCATACATATTAAGCACGGCCTTACCATCTAGCATAGGCTTGTCAGCATAAGTGAACACATAATCACTATCAGTAGAATGACTAGGCCAGTACATTAACCTAACAGCTTGAAAGGTTGTAGGGTCACAATAACGCAATCCTATAGACTCTGCTACCTTTCTTGCTATCGGTTCATACTCATCGGCGGACACATCTTCAGCTAATGGCAAAATAACTCTAATCCTAGGTTTAGTAGTTTGGTGCTTACGAGTGCTGTATACGGCATATGCACAGCCTAAACTATTAAGAGTTTTTATAATCTTAGTGTCATCTTCATAAGCTAGATTATCTAAGTCAAGTGTTATTAAACTTCTGCTTTCAACATCTTCACTTCTTCTAAGATTACCTTTTAATTTTCCACCAACAAAGCCTCCAACATCCTTAATATCATCTTGCTTAGCTTTAGAATAAGATAAGAACTCATCAAGTGTTTCAGTTGATACCATAGGTTTTCCTAATCTTTCTACAAATCCAGACCAGGTAATTTCAGTTCGTACCCATTCCTTAGAATGCCTGTTATTTGCTTCAGATATTATTAATTTTCTCGAGTTCTCCATCTGTTATCTCCTTTTATCCAAGTTCTATTATTTTAGATATGCAGTTAATAGCTCCAGGAATGTTTAAAGCAATTAAATTCCTAAAAGTCTCATTCATTAAAATAGCCTTTTTAGCTGTATAGCCCTCACATATCCCCATTATGATAGTAGTCCAATCTGTTTTTAATTTATCAGCAATGTTCTCTAAAGTATTTTCATTATCATATTCATCTGCTTCATTCCCTTTTTCTATCCAGGACAAGTACTCAACAGCCTTGTTGTAGTCTTCTAATCCGTTTTTCTTTTCTGCACGAACCAGGTACTTAACTACATTCCAAATTCTAGTCCCTAAAGGGTTAGGCATGTTTCTGACAATTGCGTCAGATAGATCCTTACATTCAAAATTACAACCTGGTATCATATAATGTTTTGGTGAGTGAACATTATCACTAGCAAGCTCTACATTCTTTTCAAAGCCCTTTTTTAAATCTGCATCTGGAGCTTCTCCGATAGCAATTAGTATTTTCTTTTCAAGAGTTGGGCTCTCTACATTAAGTCTTCCATTTTCTAAGTGCGATAAAAAGCCTTGAGTAACTCCTATTTTTGTAGCAAATTCTGTTTGTGATATTTTATTTTCATCTCTAAATTTTTTTATTTTTCTCCCTATATGCAACATAAAAACCTCCTAATCTAAATTAATTAATGTGTTTCCATTATTACCTTGAACTTGAGGTAGTTTCCCGTCCCATTTTTCAATAGCCATCTTTCTTAAAAGTTGAGGTGTTAATGAATTACTTTCAACTGCATTAGCCTTTGCTTGTAATTCTTTTTCTTGTAAAGCATATTCTGCTAATTTTACTTTATTTTCTGCTTCAACTTTAAGTTTTTCTTGTTCTGCCCTAGCTTTTTCTACTGATTGTTCTGCCACTTTCTTACTTTCTATCGCTTTTTCATATTCATCACTGAAATCATGATTAACAATAGATACATTACTTACAGACAGACCATATTGAGCGAAATCATCTTTTAAATCTTCAAATATTAATCTTGATATCTCTGCTCTTTTACTTACAAACTCTTCTATAGTGTATTTAGCTATTGTAGCTTGTATTATTTCTTTAACTCTTGGTCTAATAAATCTTTGTTCATGTTTATTATTAAAAGCTCTATATAAAATCTCTGGGTCTGTGATAGAAGCTTGGACAGTGAACTCTAATTTTATACTTTGCATATCCTTTGTTGAAACTTCCATCGTTGTATCCATTTCTTCTGTTTTTCCGAAAATATACGTCTTTTCTCTTGTTTCCATAAATGCCTTTCCTTGAACAAATGGAATTTTTAAGTGCAAACCCTCAGTTTCAACTCTTGTTATTTTCCCAAATGTTGATATTATGGCAACCTCTCCAGTATCGACTGTATAACAATTAATTAAAGCTAGTATAAGTAATAAACCAGCTACTCCTCCAAATATTCCTATCTTTACATATTTTTTGAATTGTTCCATTTCTTCTCTTTCATCTCTGTATTCCATAATTATCTCCTCTTGTTATTCACTTTTAAATTTTTTTAAATATAGTTCATATTTCCCTTTTCTTTTAAGAACTCTAAGTCTTTCTGTACATGTCCCTGGTGTTCTTCCAAGCATTAAAGCTATATCTTCCCATTTCATAGATTGCCTATACCCAACTAAATCTATATCATCTTCTAAAGACCATCTAGTTCCATGATTGGGAAAAAGCTCAGAGTTATACATTAATCTAGTAGAGTTCTTATATCTTTTATACCCACTTTTATCTGTAAAAAATTCAGCCATAATACACACCTAATCTTTCATATAATAACTACCAGTAAATCCAGCAGCATTTAAAATTAATCCTTTTGCCCAACTAATTTCTTCTGTCATAGTTTTTATAACTTCTTCTAACTCTACAGATTTTGGAACATCTAGTATTATCTCATCATGAACATGAAATACTATTGGCCAACCTTTAGCTTTTACTCTTAACAAAGTTTCAGCTAAGCAGTCTCTTGCTATAGTTTGTACAATATTTTCCGTTAATTTTCCACCATAAGTTGGGATAACTTCCCACTTCTTAGTGGTTTGGTTAATACCCATGTAATGCATCTGCATTTGCCCAAATTGATTTTCTTTTAAGAATGGCTTTGGGTAGAATAGTTTTCTACCGCTTGGTAATTCTATGGTGAAAAAGTCTTGACCATAAATAAAATCGTACTCTTTAGCTAACTTTACACACTTAACCATTTGAGGCTCACCCTTTTCTAAAACTTCAACTGCAGCATTCTCTAATGCATACCACAGCTCCACAATTCTTTTAGATGATTTTCTCCATCTGTCTACAATGTCTTTCATTTCTTCATCTGTCAGTCCCATGTCTGCCGCACCCATAGCAGTTAAAGCTCCAACACTACCTTGGTATCCTAGTGCAAGTTCTGCAACTTTTCCTTTAGCTCTTAGATGATAGTTTTCTTCACCTTTTGCTATGGTGTTTATCGGCACTCCAAACATCTGAGATGCAGAGGCTTCGTAGATTTTTCCATGAGTCTTAAATACTTCCATTCTCCACTCTTCTCCAGCAAGCCATGCTATAACTCTTGCCTCTATTGCTGAGAAGTCTGACACAACAAAGTGATTTCCTTCAGATGGAATAAATGCTGTTCTGATAAGCTGTGATAAGGTATCGGGTATGTTTCCATAAAGCATTTCTAATAGTTCTCCATCACCTTTTTTAATAACATCTCTAGCAACATCTAAAGTTTCTATGTAATTTCTAGGTAGGTTCTGAACTTGGACTAATCTTCCAGCATATCTTCCTGTCCTGTTAGCTCCATAAAATTGTAAAAGCCCTCTTACTCTCTCATCTTTGCACATGGCTTCGTCCATAGCTTTATACTTCTTAACAGATGTCTTAGAAAGTTCTTGTCTTATCTCTAAAACTCTTTTAGCTTTTCCATCATCTAGAGTATCTATCATTTTTCCTACTGTAGCTTTTTGTAAGTTCTCAACTTCTTCTCCTGCTTCTTCTAACCAATTTAGTAACTGACTTGTAGAATTGGGGTTGTCTAACTTTGTTATCTCTCTTGCTTCTTCTAGTAAATTAGCCCTGGATAATGCATCTATATACAGAGCACCATTGACTAATTCACTATCAACTCTTACTCCGTATGCATTCATAAATGTATCCAATACCCAAAGTCTCCACTCTCTTTCAGGAACAGGAAAAGCACTTAATCTTCTACCTATCTCCATTTCTGTAACTACGTCTTGGATACAATATTCCTTAAACAGATCCCATTTTTCTGGGGCATGATGTGGCAGGTTTCTAGTTCTGTTTCCGTTGCTCTTAGTTGGGTTACAAGGTATACAGAAATATCTTATTAAAGCACTTCCTGTTGTTAGTTTCTTTTTATCTTGAGGTAATCCCATAGCATTACCTATTGCAGCAAGACCTGCTGTATACCCACAATAAAGACCATGAACCATTGTGCATTGCCATTGCTCTAAAGGAGTTTCTATTCCAGCCATATTCAGACACCACCATTCAAAGACGGCATTATAAGCATACTTAGTACATTTTTCATCTTTTAAAAGGTCTAATACTTCTCCAGGAATAGATTCACCTTGTGCAAGGTCTACTATTTTTACATCTTGGCCATCAACAGAATATGCAAATAAAAGTATCTGAAAATCATCACTCATTGCATATTTATATGCACCTGACTTACCAATGTCTACAGAGCTAAATGTTTCTATATCAATATTTAAAGTTCTCATAATCGCTCCTTTTTTGAAATTGAAAGGCAGTTTTCACTGCCTCTCTATTAAATTTATAGAATTGGTTCTCCAGTAACTGGATCTATTTCAACCTCATCAAATTCATTTTCAGCCTTAATTCCTACAGCTGATAAAGGCTCTCCATCCATTAACTTTTGCACATTACCAAGTCCGCAACCTATTCCTTTCTTACCACTTACTGCATAAGGGAAAAAGTTTACCGATACTCTTGCATATATCCCTGAGTAAATCTCAGACTGATTAAGAATTGGTTGAGCTCTTACATCAACTATCCCTGGTTGATAATCAATTTTTGCACTTGCTGTAAACACCCAATGGCCTTTACATTCGGGTCCAAATTCTTGACCATCTGAAGGTCTTACTCCATCTCCATCATATATAGGGATAGTTGGTTTTGGAGGTTTAACTCCATTCCATACACTGCTAATTCCTTTTTCTATTGCAGCATTTATTGCGGCATCAAGTTTCATCTTAGTTTGTACATCAGTCTTTGGAACTAGAATTGTACAACTGTACTTTTCTTCTTGCCCTTTTTCTGCTGCATAAGGTTTAAATAAATGCACATAACTTAATCTTACTTTCCCTGTCATTACTCTAGTATCATTTGCCATTAATATCACTTCTCCTTTTATAAATTATTAATATCATCAACTACACTAAATTCATCTTCTGCCTTTATCTTGTTTGTTATAGCTTCTCTTTTATCAGACGCCTCTACAAGAGTTGGCTTCCCTACATTCATAACTATTAAATTTCCAACTAGATTATTAAAATCTTTTTTACCTATTACTTTTTCCATCTGAGCTAATGTTAAGTACTTTCTTTCATACAGCAGTTCTTCTGCAATTCCATTTTCTTTGAGTACTTTTATAGCATCATCTGTGTTTTTAAAACTTCTACTACCTTTGCCATTAACAGCCTTCCAACCAGGAACATTATTTCCTTTTAAACTCTCTGCTAGAGCATATTTTTCTATTTCTTTTACCCAGGTATCTAAATCATGTGCTTTTTGCAGTATTTCTCCAATTTCTTCTAAAGTTAATAGGTCTACAGACTTAAACTCGTACTTTGCTAGTTCTAAATTAGCATTAGCTCTTGCTTTACAGGTAGCTTTAGCTTTACAAAATTTACAGTGTTCTCCACACTCAAAATCTCCCTCGCCATTTAAAGCCATTACAGCCTTTTCTTGAGCTTTCTTAGCAAAGGTTAGTAAATAATCGAGACTACATTCCCAAGTGTCTATGCCTGTTAATCTTGGCTGTACGATTGACATTTTAATGTGCTCTATAGGGAATATCATTTCATAAGCGAGATATGCTCCTAATGCATACAGAAGTAACTGAGCATTATTTTCAACACTTACAGGAACACCTTTTCCATACTTAAAATCTATGATGTGTAAAGTATCATTAGAGATTAATATGCAGTCAGCAGTACCAAACCCACCTGGAACATATTGAGAAAAATCTACTTTTTGTTCAACAGAGATATGTGGAGTAGTTTCGTAACTGTACATCTGTTCTTGTATAAACTCTACATACTCATCTGTGTAACCTTGCATTTCTTCCTGATAAAGTTCTTTGTCTTTTAGCTTCTTCATTGCTGATGTAAATTTCCTAGAAGTCAAACCCGGATCTATTAACTTTTTCACTTTTAACTCTGCTATCTCATGTGCTAGGCTTCCTTCTTTTGCATATTCACTCTCTACATCTTCAAATTGTTCACAGAGTTTGACAGAAGGTGGACAAGCCATCCACCTTGATGCACTAGAAGGTCCTAATAGTGCATGTGCCATTAAATATCAACTCCTAAATTTTTAAGTTCTTGAACAAAAGCTCCATAACTTTCTTGAGGTAGAACAGTTATAGCCTTAACTCCAAATTTACCTAACAAATCTTTCATAGCTTTTCTGTTATTTTCAATGTCTTTTGCTACCCAAGCAGCTGCTATTCTTTGTAAATCATCTGCAGTATACTCAGCTGTCTTAGTAGGTAAAGGAGTTGCTACAGCTACAGGTGCTTCTTCTTTTTTAGCTGGTGCTATAGGTAGTTTTTGAGTTGGAGCATCTTCTACCTTTTTAACAGATTCTTTTTTCTCTACTGCATTATCTATTGCTCTATTAATTGCTTTTTCTGTATCTGATTTTGGGAGAGCTATATTTTCAGCTAGATTTATATAGTTCCCCCTTACAAAATCTAATATTTCTTTGCTGACTTCTTCTACACTTCCAGTAAATTCTACTTTAACCATTTTTTATATCCTCCTATTTGCATTTTTTAATAATTTGATGTACTATATAATCAAATATTGGTTGATAGTCTGTTGTTGATGTGGTAGTCGCAACAGACTTTTTATTATTTACCAGCATACTGAACACCTCCTTAAACTGCATAATTCCAAAGTTCTTTAATATTCATAGTTAGAGACTCACCCGTTACAACGTTTGATAGAACAGCAATATCTCCGTCTTCTAAAACTAATTCAAAATAATTTCCATCTATTAAGAACATTTAACCAACTCCTTAACGAACATTTATTGCCATAGGCATGATTATGTAATCTGTGTTATCCTTGCTAAATTTAATCGCACTTCTATTATTTTTTCCTAAAGCAATATTAAATTTACAGCCCTTAATCCATTTAAACCACAGATCCACATATTTAAAATCTAAAGCTGTTTTTAAACTAGCTTTTATATTATCCATTTCCATAATCTCTAAAAATAATTTGGACTCATCATTTGGATAAGCTTCAACAGATACTTTTCCATTTTCAAAGTTAAAAAATCTAGTAAAATACTCCTTCCCACCTACTGACTTTAACATCTTCCAAACTACGTTTTCAGTAAAATTAATGAGAGGGTATGCTTCAGAATGGCTTTCATACTCTAAGTCTTCAACCACCTTTGATATATTAGGGACTTTTATATCTTTTAGGGGCTCGTATTCAGTAACTTCCATTTCTACTTGAATTGCAAGTTTTCCATCTTTGAGTACTGCTAAAGATTTAGCTTTTTTTAATTCATCAAGTACATCATACATAAGAGCATTACTTGTATTGGTTCCAGGTAATGCTTCAGTTTCATCTTTCACTGTCAAGAGTCTATAAGTATCAGTAAATCCTGCATATTTACCACAAACTATCAGCCCTTTTAATTCGCCACTTTTAGCAATACTTGCAAAATGATTTAAAACTTTTATATCGTCTTTTCCCAAAACTAGAATTTGCTTTCCCGTGTTCCTAGAATTGTAATCATTTATATTCATTTCTTCTCCTTCCTTAATTCTGCTAACTTAATCATAATCTTCGCTATATTTAATCCTGTTTTTGTGAGTTCTGCATCATCTTTTTTTAATCCATGTAAATTAAGTTGCCTTAATTCATTTCTTGATACACAGATTAAATTATTTATATCGAAATTAGATTTGTTTCCATCCGCAAATATGATTATATGTTTATTTGGAATTTCTCCGTGAATTTCTTTCCAAATAACTCTTTGCTTGTACTCCCAAGTGTTTGGAACTTTTGTTTTCACGAGAGTATATCCCTTTTTATCAACTCTCTCACTTCCAATTGGCTTTTCTAACCAAATAACATCTCCATTTTTATCATATTTTCTAGGTTTTACCCCTGTCTTAACCCCTTTGTTCCATGCAGAAAAACCTCTTTTAAAACAACCTGCGTTACATTTTTCATATTTGTAATCTACGTTTACCTTTCTTAAGCATTTACTGAAGTAGTTAATGCTTATAGTCTCAATACCATATTTTTCTTTTAAAAGAGTAGCTAATTCTTTTAAAGTTTTTTCACCTTTAAAACTTTTTAGAAAACCAATCATTTCAGCTGTATACTTCATAATCACCCCTCCAGCATCTCAGGTAATTTCACATCTGCTCCTTGCATAGTATCCTTTGCCTTTATAGCTTGTAATGCGAGATGTGCATTGCCAACTATCGCAGATGCTACACTTACCATTGCCTTTGTTCTTTTCATTTCATTTTCTAACTTCTCTCCTTCTAACTCCTCTTCATTCAATCTTTCCATCTGAGCGAAAAGATAATTATTTAAGTCTGTTAGTGTATTTTTCATAATATCCTCCTATCAAAATACTTTGTTATAAGCAGCTTTCGTTAATCCTTCTGTTTCATCTAAATAAATTTGTGTTGTATCTAATTTTGCATGTCCTAGTAGATTTTTTATATCTATAATAGACATTCCTTTTTTCCATGCTGTCGTGGCAAAAGTTCTTCTAAATCTGTGTGGGTGAACATTATTAACTCCAGCTTCTCTGCCAGCTTGTCTAATCATTATTTCAACTCCACTAATTTGTAATTTTTTATATGGTTTTAAAAGAGAAACGAAAATATGTTTCTCTTTTGTATCTAACTTTTCTCTTTCTTCTAAGTATTCTTTTAAGTAGAATTCAGCTTCTTCATTAAAATAAACAGTTCTGTATTTTCTTCCTTTTTCAAAGACTGTTATAGTTTTATCAGAGAAGTTTATATCATCAAATTTAAGTCCACAAAGTCCTCCTACCCTTATTCCACTATGCAGTAGCAGTTCAAATATTGCTCTATCTCTTTTATTAGTAAAAACTTTTCTTATCTTTGCTAATTCTGTTGCAGAAAAAGCTTTTTTCTTTTCTCTTACTTCATTTATCTTTTTTACCCGAGCCATTGGATTTTTTAAAATAAAGTCAAATTCTTGTAAAAAAGTAAAGAATGAACTTAAATTTCTTCTAAGATTATTCGCTGTAGTTGATGTAACTTTATCTTTATACATTTTAGAACCTAAAAAGCTTATAACATCATTAGATGTAACAGTTTGAAAAGGTTTATTTCTTAAAAAAGAGTTGAACAATTCAAGAGTTAAAACATAATATTTTATAGTTCTGTCACTTAAATTTTGTACCTTCTTCTGTATTACAAACTGTTTAATTAGTTCTAAATTTCCTTGCCCATCACTTACGACTAAAGCATTTTGATTCTTATAGAGAATGCTTCTTAAAATGCTTTCTATTTTAAAAGCTTCATCATCAGAAAAGCTCTTTAATAATTCATATTTAAATTCTGTTATTAAATTTTCTTCCATATCTATTCCTTTCTAAAAAAGCAAATTATTAAAAGTAAACCAACTACCAAATGTCTCCCCTGTTAGTGCATTTTTGTTCTCACATTTAGCAGTAGCTCCAGCAAGAGTTAGTTGTATGTATGCCATTTGTATTGCATTCTCATCTAAATCACTGCAAACAAGCATTACATTTTTCTGATAGTTAATTCCTTTTTCTTTCAAAACTGCTAACAATCCTAACAGTAAGCAACCTGACCCACATGCTTGATCTGTTATTTTTATTCTGCCTTCTTCTAATTTCTTTATTACATCAGAAACTTGAGTCTCTGCCATCATTTTAGCTAAGTGAAAAGGCGTAAAGAATTGCCCTTTCATTTTGTTATGCACTCCTAGTTGATGATGTATTTTTCCTAAGTAATCATCAATTCCTTTTTCTTCAAAAAGCATTACTAGCTCGGCGTGACATTCATAAAACATTTGCATAGTTTTCTCTCCATGCTTCTCTTCTAACCTTTTAAATTTATCTTCTCTATCTTCATAACCCTCTGTATTGCAAGTATTAGCATACGCATAGAACATAGATTTTATCCAGTCAAAAAAGATTTCATCATAGTTGTATTTCTGATCTGTACTTTGAATCTTCTTTACTATATTATTTATTGAGATTTCCATCTTTTCTTTCCTTCCAGTCCATTTCTTCAGCTTCTTTCTTTTCTTTGTAGAGTTTGATAGCCATTCCTTTAGCACTGTAATTTCTAAGTCCAAGGACTTTTTCACGACTTCTTTTTTTGTATGCTGCATTCTGTTTAGATTTTTCTCTCCAGTATTGCTTCTCGCATACGGCTGAGCAATACTTAACTCTTTTATCTTTTACATCAGTAACATAGACATGCACTCCACAGTGCGCGCAAACGAACTCTCTTGGGCAGTCTATATTACTATAAAATTGATTGACATTTATTCCCATTTTTAATCACCCACATACTCCCCGTATCTATGAGAAAAGAAATTAGGCACATCTTTTTTTTTCTTTGGAACTCTCAAGTCTATGAAATTTAAAAGTGAAACATACCCTCTAACCAATCTCACATCTATAATAAAATCGTCTCCTTTTATATATAAGCCTGTATCCAATATCTCTGTAGTAGGATCGTAGTTTGTTACTGCTGCAAACTTATAGAATTTTTCTGGACCAATATCATATTTCCCAGACATGAATACTTCTTTTATATCTGCATAGCATCTACCATTACTTTTTAATATATTTTCTACACACTCAAGTAAATTTATTGTTATCATATTTTTCTCCCTTGTTTTTTCATAAGATTTAATGTATAATCTAGGTAAATATGTTACCTAAATATTTTTTCTTGAGACATCTGTATTTGTTTGGTCACTTACTACAGATGTTTTTCTTTTGTTTATTGCTAGTATTGCTGCTAATACTATTGCTAATTTCTTCATAACTCTTCTCCCTTGTGCTTCATAAACCAGTCTGCTAATTTTTCTTTGATTACTAAGTGTTTAACCCCTATTTTTATGTAAGGGAAATCTGAGTATTCTCTTGCTATTTGTTTTAGTTTTTGTAATCCTATGCCAGTTAATTTAGCAGTTTCTGGCATTGTCAACATCATCTTTTCTTCCATAATTCCTCCTTTTAATTATTCAATTTGATTAATTGATCGATTATGTTCAAGCATTCGTTTTCTACGAAAGTTAAGTTATTTGCTGGCTCGCTATGAATATGGTTTGTATCAAACCCAATATAGTAAGCATTATCTTTATAATCTTTGAATCTATATCCGCTATAAGATAATCCACTATGACAGTCAATATTATCTAAATCAACATAATATTTCTCAAAGTAAATATGATTTTTTGGTACTTCTACATAACCACAGTACCAGTTATAACGTCCATCATCTGTATGAGTAATTACATAACTAGACCCTTTAAAAATTCCAACTTTCATAATTTCAAAATTCATTTTTTTGCCTCCCTCTTAAAATAAATCTCCAAAATCATATAGCTCTACATATTTGCAGTAGAACTTCCAGATTAAATTGATTAAACATTTTGCCTTAGATTTGATATCCTTTAATGAGTAGATTAGCCATACAGTTTTATATTTGATTACAGTTTTAAAAGATGGTCTTGCAAAAGTTTCAGCTTCATTGATCTTCATTATTAGCCTCCATTTTTTGATATGCTTCCATTATTGCTACTACATCTTTTAGTTTTGCTGTAGCAGGAAATGGTATTATCTTTATTAATCTTAAAAATTCATTTCTATGTACTCCCATTTTCATATCCTCCTTTATTTTCCACAGTACTTAAATTGCCCCTTAAAACCTTTCACAGTTTCAACTCCCAAGAATCCAAAGCCATTAGATCCTTGAGAACACCAAGTTTTTTCATAGTTATTAACTTCATCTAGAGTACCGACAAAGTCATAACTTTCAAGGGAACTATCTCTTCCACAAGCACTAAGTTGGTTAATTCCAAACAGCTCTTTAAAAGCAATCGGTCTACTAGCTTTGTGCTCAAAAATTCCAAATGTATTTTTTATTTTTTTCATTTTTCTCCTCCTATGCAATCATCATTTTATATACTTGATAAAGCATTCCTAACGCTCTATCTTTTAATTTATGTTTACTTTTTTCTAAAATATCTTTATTCTTTTCATACCATTCTTTGGCTAGGCTTCTATCACAGAAGTGTTTGAAGTCTACGTCTAAGAAATCAAGTTGAGCTCTTTCTTCAAGCTCTAATAATCCAAAAATTAATTTAGATTCGTGATTTTTGAAATATAAGTCTTCCATTATTTTTCTCCTTTTTCTTTCATCCTCTACTTGTGATATAATTTAGTTAAAATTATTGTGAGGTGTTTGTTATGTTGTCTAATTTCCTTATTTTATTTTTATGTATTTTCTTTTATACCCTTTTAAAAAATTGTTATTGTTTTTATAGAGTTAATAAAATATATTCATATTTTTTAACAGTAATGACAGACAAGCCAAATAAATTAGCTTTTGAAACTAAAGATGAAATCCTTAAATTATTTAAAGATGCTGGTGTAGAAGATAGTCTCATTCCTATAACTCAACCTATGGGTTATGGACAGTTAGCTCAATTTAATGCTTCTACATTTAAAGCATACCCTTCTCCTTTAAATATTTTCGTTGGAGTAGAGCTAAAAATGTTTGACTATGCTTTAGGGGTTTATAAAAATAGAATAAAAAGATGTTTTAGTCCATTTCATTGGATAGATACAGTTATTTTCTTGCCTAGAACTATTTTTCAATATCTGGGTTTAAAAACAGATTCTATTTTTATAAGGCTTTCCAACTTAATTTACTGGTTATTTGGTATCTTTTTTGGTCTTTTCCAAAGTGAATTCAAGACTTTCATCCTTAGCTACCTTCCAGAGAATTTTTTTAATCTCCATTAATTCTTTGGAAATACTTATCTGTATTGCTATTAATATGCTGTAACTTATTATTAAAACTATCAGTGTTATTTTTTCCATACTCCTCCTTTTTACTTTCTTGAGTATTCTCAAGTTATTTAGCAAAAAAAATATCTAATATATCTATACTTGGTATTTCAAGAATTTCTTTTAAGTTAGTAGCTTCTTGGATTGTTAATGTTTCACCAATTTCGTTATTAATTTTTTTATTAAAAGTAGATGGATTCATTCCTAATTTAATAGCGACTTCCTCTTGTGTTAAATTCTTTTCTTTTAATTTAGCCTTTAATTTCAGTGTATTTATCATGTTATCACCTCCTTTTTACTTTCTTGAGTATTCTCAAGTTAATTTGATTATAACTTACTATCTAAAAATTGTCAACTATTTTTTTTGAAAAAACTCAAAAAATTTTTTAATTTATTTTAAAAAAACTTGAAAAAATTCAAAAAAAGTTATATAATCTACTCATAATTAAAAGGAGGTGTCTTAATGAAAGTTAATGAAATTATCAAAAGAAGAAGAAAGGAATTAGGATTAACTTTAAAAGATGTTGCTGAAAAACTTGGAGTATCTGAAAGCTTAATTTCAAGATATGAAAGTAATGATGTAAAAAATATGGGAATTGATAAATTGATTCCTTTAGCCGAAGTTCTAAAGACCACTCCTACTTATCTAATGGGATTAGAAAAAGATAAAAAGCAAGAAGATTCAAATATAGATATGAACAATGTCATTAATGGAGATGAGTTTGTTATGATACCTTTATACAGTTCAATCTCTGCTGGATATGGTTCAGAGGAAGCAGAGTTTATAGAAATGATAGCCATTCCTGGTTTAAAAAATCCTCAAGAATGTTTTGGAGTTATTGTAAAAGGGGATAGCATGGAAGATAAAATAGATTCAGGTTCTACTATAATAGTTAGAAGAGACTCTGTTATAGAACCAGGTCAAATAGGGGCATTTTCTTTCAACAATAAATCTTATGTTAAACAAAAAAAAGTATATGGAAATACTATCGTACTTCATTCTTACAATGATAAATATGAAGATTTATTAGTTGATGAAGCAGAAGAATTTAAAGAATATGGTAAGGTTATAATGTCTATTAATATTAAAAAATTTTAAATAAAAAAAAGGGAGAGATTTTTATGAAGAAAAAAATATTTATGTTATTTATTTTAGTTAGTTTACTAGCTTTTGCACATCCAGGGAGAACTGATGCAAATGGAGGGCATTATGATAGAAAAAATGGAACATATCACTATCATCATGGTTATTCTGCTCATAGTCATCCGAATGGTGTGTGCCCTTACGAAACTCCAAAATCTGCAAAAAGTAATAATAAAGCAATGTCTAAAGCAGAAATTAAAAAGAATTTAGCTGCTCTTGGCTATACTGGAAATAATGCTATAGCAGAGTTTCAAAGAGATAATGGACTTGTTGCTGATGGGGTTGCTGGAAAAAGGACTATTAAGAAGATTAGAGAATTATTAGGAAATTAAGAAATAACAAAAAAATACCCCTCTCGAGTTCGTAACTCTAAGGGGGTTAAAAAGAGTGTGTCCTCTTTTTTGTTCATCCACACAAATTATAGCACACTCTTGCTTTTTATGCAATTTGAAAGGAGAGTGATTTTGTATGGCAGGCAGAAAAGCCAATGGAGAAGGTACTATCTCTACTGTTATAAGAAATGGCAAGACTTACTATAAAGCTAATATCACTGTTGATTGGGATAGTAATGGTAAACAAATAAGAAAAAGTTTTGGTAGCTATAAAAAGTCTGTGGTACTCGATAAAATGAATACTGCTAAATACCAAGCTAAGACTAACAGTCTATCTAATTCTGATATTAGTTTTGGAGAACTCTTTAAAGACTGGATCTTTAATTTCAAAAAAATAGAAGTTAGCCCCAACACTTTTTATGAATATGAAGCAAGTTATAGATTAAGATTGATGAATTACTCTATCGCTAGAAAAAAGGCTAATCAAATAACTTTAAAGGACTTGCAACAATACTTCAATGAGTTGCAAAAAGACTTTACCGCTAATACCATAAAAAAGACTTATATCCAAATCCACTCTTGTATAAAGTTTGCTATTATACAAGGAATTATGATGAAAGATTTTTGTCCTGGAGTAACATTACAGAAAATAACTAAAAAGGAAAATATAAATGTGTTTTCTAAGCAAGAGCAGGAAATGGTTCTTAAAACTTTAGATAAAAGAGATATTGTTGACTGCTTAATTTACTTTACATTTTACACAGGACTAAGGCTAGGAGAGGTTTTAGGACTACAATGGAGCGATATTAAGGATAATATGGTTAAGATTACTAGACAGTATAGAAGAAATGTAGATGTGGATAAAGTAGATGATAGGAAATTAACTTATACATTTAAGGAATTGAAAACTAAAAACAGTGCTAGAGAAATCCCATTGCCAGATAAGGTCCAGGAACTGCTAAAAGATATCCCACGTCAAGGCCAACTGATTTTTTCTAATCTTGGTAAACCTATTGAACCAAAAAAGCCTCAGAGAAGAATTGCTTCTATATGTAAAAAACTTAATATTCCACATAGGAGTTTTCACTCGATAAGGCATAGCTATGCTACTAGACTATTTGAGATGGACATACCGATCAAAACAGTTCAGGTCTTGCTAGGTCATGGAGACATAGCTACAACAATGGATATCTATACTCACGTAATGAAAGAGAAGAAATTAGAGGTTTTGGATAAACTAAATAACTTATAA